CCCTATATTACAAGATGGTGTTCAAGTAATTAACTATGGTTTAAAAACTGAAAAGAAAAGAATTGTAAAAGATCAAGCTGCAGGATTACTTGCTAAAACAGATTGGTATGTCGTTAAAGCAACTGAAGTTGCTGATTATACTGTACCTGCAAATATTACAACATATAGAGCAGCAGTTAGAACTAAATCAAATCAAATGGAAACAGCAATAGATGGTGCAGCAAATGTTGATGCATTAAAAGCTTTGTATGAATATACAGACGATGGTAATGGAAACATTACAAGACCTTTAGGAGAGTGGCCAGAGGAGGTAATCTAAAGTGCTTATTCTTGGCGGCAATCAATTAGCAGCAGGTGGTTATGAGGTTGCTAACTCATGTAGATTTGATGATGGAAGTACCGATTATTTAAATAGAACTTTTAGCAGCGATACTAATAGAACAACTTATACAATCTCCGTTTGGATAAAGAGATCAAAAATATCAGATGAAACTTTTATAATAGCGGCAGATGTGTCAGCTGGTGCTGGTAATACTAGAGATTTTGTCAGAATAGAAAGTAATGACCAATTAAGATATACTATTGGTGGTGGTGCTGCTGCAGACGTAAAAACAACACAAGTATTAAGAGATGTATCAGCTTGGTATCACATTATTGTTGCTGTAGACACAACTCAAGCAACATCTAGTAATAGAGTAAAAATATACATTAATGGAAATCAAGTAACAGATTTTGCTACATCAAGTTATCCAGCACAAAATCATGTTGGAGATTTTAATGATAATATTTTGCACAGAGTTGGTATGGATACCAATAATACTAGTAATGGATGGAATGGTTATATGTCAGAATTTGTATTTATAGATGGCTCACAACTAGACCCAACATCATTTGGAGAATTTGACGAAGACACAGGAATATGGAAACCAATATCTGTATCTGGTTTAACCTTTGGCACAAATGGATTTTATTTACCATTTGAAAACTCTGCTGCATTGGGTCAAGACGATAGTGGTAATGGCAATAACTTTACTGTAAATAATTTAACTAGCATAGACCAAACTACTGATACACCGACTAATAATTATGCTACATTTAATCCATTAATTTATAATCCTGCTCAAGCAAATTATAATCCTTTATTTTCTAATGGTAATACAACAGGAGCTTCTAACACAACTGTAAATGCTTTTTCAAATGCAAGAGCTACTTTAGCTATGACTTCAGGAAAATGGTATGCTGAATTTAAAATAACTTCTACCGATAGTAATATGCAAATAGGTTTAATTAATTATCAATCTGGTTTTCGTTCAACTAACAACTGGGCTTTATGGTATCAACAAGATGGTGCTGTTAGTTTCGAAGCAAGTGGTAGCATTTATATTAATAATTCATTATCTGGAACATCTTTCTCTGGTTATACAACAGGAGATATTATGCAAGTTGCTTTTGATAGAACTTCTGAAAAGGTATGGTTAGGTAAAAATGGAACTTGGTTTAATTCAGGTGACCCATCAAATGGAACAAATGAATTATTAAATTTATCTTCAACAATAGGTGATGATGAATTTTGGACTTTTGCTGTAGGTTTTTACCATAATAATAGTGAAGTATGGGATGCAAACTTCGGCAACCCAACATTCACAATCTCATCAGGAAATAGTGATGGTAATGGCTATGGAAACTTTGAATATGCTGTACCATCAGGATATTATGCACTTAACACTAAAAACTTAGCGGAGTTTGGATAATGGCTTATACACCAATAGATAAATCAGACGATTATTTTAGTATTTTATTATGGACAGGAGATGGAACATCAGGAAGAGATATAACAGGAGTTGGATTTCAACCTGATTGGGTTTGGATAAAAAATAGAGATAATGGTTCAAGATACCATACTTTAAATGATAGTGTTAGAGGTGTAAATAGACAATTATTTAGTAATGTAGCAAATGCTGAAGAAACAGATACAGGACAATTACAAGCATTTATTAGTGATGGTTTTACAGTTGGTAGTAATGCTAATGTAAATGAAAATACTTCAGGTTTCGTATCATTTAACTGGTTAGCATCAAACTCAACTGCATCAAACACAAATGGAAGTATCACAAGCACAGTTTCTGCCAATACTACAAGTGGATTTAGTATTGTAAGTTATACTGGAACTGGAAGTACAGCTACTGTTGGTCATGGATTAGGTGTAACTCCTGCTATGATTATAGTTAAAGATAGAACAAATGGGGGAACAAGTTGGGTTGTTTGGAATAAAAATTTTTCAAGTTTAACTAATAATTATCTTACATTAAATACTCAGAATTCAACACAAACATTTTCTAATTACTGGGGAACTTCTGCACCTACATCTTCTGTATTTGGAGTTGGTTCTGGTGGATTAGATAATAATAGAAGTTCAGCTAATATTATTGCCTACTGCTTTGCAGAAATAAAAGGATTCTCAAAGTTTGGCTCATATACTGGAAATGGAAGTACAAATGGAGCATTTGTTTACACAGGATTTAAACCAGCTTGGGTTGTAATTAAAAGAACAGATAGTACAAGTAATTGGACAATTTTAGATAATAAAAGATATGGATATAATCAAGCTAGTGTTTCTCCAAGAGAAATGTATACAAATTCTGCTGACGCAGAATCTAATAGTGGTAGAATAGATATAGTATCTAATGGTTTTAAATTAAGATCAGTAGGCACAGATGCAAATGGTAATGGCAATAGTTATGTCTATATGGCATTTGCTGAAAATCCATTTGTTACATCTACTGGTATTCCAACTTGTGCAAACTAACTTGCCATAACAGATAATCTAATGTATTTTAAACTATGCTACAAAAACTTAACTTCAAACCCGGTTTTAATAAAATGGTCACAGACTCAGGTGGTGAATCACAATGGGTAGATGGAGATTTTGTTAGATTTAGATATGGACTCCCTGAAAAAATAGGTGGCTGGTCTCAGCTTACTAAAAGTAATCAAACTTTACCTGGAGCAGCACGTGCTCAACATGCTTTTGAATCTTTAGCTGGTGAAAAATATATTGCAATAGGTACTTCACAAGGTTTATTTCTTTATTACTCCGATCAATTTTATGACATTACTCCATTAGCTGCCGGTATAACAGGTGCCACTTTTGATGCCACAACAGGTTCTGCAACAGTAACCGTAAATAAAGCATCTCACAATTTAGAAAATGGAAGATATGTAACCTTTTCAACGGTGACTGTACCAACAGGTTCTGGATATAGCGCTACGGATTTTACAGATAATACTTTTGAAATATCTAATGTAACTACAAATACTTTTGATATTATTATGCCAACTAATTCAGCAGGAACTACATCAGGTACCGGATCTGCACAAATTGATCCTTATGTTTTTGTTGGACCTACTATTGAAACCGCAGGTTATGGTTGGGGAACATCTACTTGGAGTGCTGAAGCATGGGGTACGCCAAGATCTACTAGTGACGTAATTCTGGATCCAGGCAACTGGAGTCTAGATAACTTTGGACAAATATTAATTGCAACTGTTTTTAACGGTAAGACTTATACATGGAATGCAGGAGCATCTGGAGCTAGAGATATTAGAGCAACGGTTATGGCAGGTGCACCTACAGCAACAAGATTGACACAAGTATCTGATAGAGATCGACATGTGTTTCATTTTGGTACTGAAACAACGATTGGTGATACATCAAGTCAAGATCCAATGTTTATAAGATTTTCAAATCAAGAAGATTATAATACTTATCAACCAACTGCTACTAATACTGCAGGAACATTTAGGTTGGATAAAGGTAATGCTATAGTTGGAGCAGTATCTGGTAAAGATTACACATTAGTATTAACGGATAGTTCTGCATATGTAATTCAATATGTGGGTCCACCATTTACTTTTTCTGTTAAACAAGTAGGTACTAATTGTGGATTGATTGCACAACATGCATTGAGTTATTCTAATGGGGTTGTGTTTTGGATGTCCGGTGAAGGTGGATTCTTTATGTTTGATGGTACCGTTAAAGCCATACCATGTTTAGTAGAAGATTTTGTATTTACCACAACTGGAGATAATCTAGGAATAAATTATTCTGCAGCAGAAGTTGTTTATGCAGAACATAATACTTTATATAATGAAATTAATTGGTTTTATCCACAAGATGGTTCTATTCAAAACGATCGATGTGTAACTTTTAATTATGGAGAAAACTGTTGGACTACCTCTTCATTAGGAAGATCAAGTTATATTGATCAAGGTGTTTATGATTTACCTTATGCAACTAATTATGTAACTACGGATACTCCTAATTTTCCAATACAAGGAGTAACTAATATATTTGGTGCATCAACTTATTATGCTCATGAAACCGGAACCGATCAAGTCAATAGCAGTGGTACTACTTCTATTAATGCTTATATTCAATCTGGAGATTTTGATATATCGGCAACAAGAGATATTACCGGTCAATCAACAGGAATGGCAGACTTTAGGGGTGACGGAGAATTTATTATGTCTATGAGACGATTTATACCTGATTTTAAAATATTAACCGGTAACTCAAAAATAACTTTATTATTAAATAATTATCCAAGTGATACTGCGTCTAGTTCACCTTTAGGTCCATTTACAATTACATCATCTACTGATAAAGTAGATACACGAGCAAGAGGAAGACTTCTTGCAATTAAAATAGAAAATGATGGCGTAGGTGAAACCTGGCGTTATGGAACTTTGAGAGTAGATGCAAGACCAGATGGAAGAAGATAATGGCTAGAATAACTTCATACATACCAGAACCAAAAGAAGAATATGATGTTGAAAATCAAAGACAGATTTTAAGATCTATAGATACGATTAAAAATGAATTAAACTTTTCTTATCAAGATGATCTTAGAAAAGAACTAGAAAGATTTACTTGGTTTAATATGAGGTTTGGTTGCTAATATGTCTTGTAATAATGTCAATGTAGAACCAACAGTTATTGGTGGTGGAAATGGATCAAATGCTTATGATGCATTTGGAAGATTAAGAGTTTCTAATCCATTTACTATTTTTGATAGTACAAATGTAATGTCAAAAAATAATCTTTTTGATGAATCTTTA